CTTTTAAATATTACATAAAAGAGGGATCTAATTTTAACGATATTACTCCTCTTAGGGAAACAACCTCTGCTGGCGATGCAACATTTGCTAAAGTTGGAAATAGCGACGCTACGATAACAGTTACTGAAAATGGACATGGAGCTTCAATTAATGATTTTGTAACCTTTAGTGGAGCTGCAAGTTTAGGGGGTAATATAACAGCAACTGTATTAAATCAAGAATATCAAATTGCTAGTATTGTTGATGGTAATAGTTATACCATTGAAGCAAAAGATACTAGCGGCAACTCTGTTTTAGCCAATTCTTCTGATAGCGGAAATGGTGGTGGTAGCACAGTAGCAGCTTATCAATTAAATGTTGGATTAGATTCTTTTGTAGCTTCTACTGGTTGGGGTGCTGGAACTTGGAGTTCTAGTGGTTGGGGTTCTTCTACTCCTTTAGCAGCCAACAATACATTAAGAATATGGACTCATGATAATTTTGGCGAAGACTTAATAATAAATCCTAGAGCAGGTTCTTTATTTAGATGGGACGCTACCAATGGATTAACAACTAGAGCAGTAGAATTACAAAATATATCTGGAGCTAATTTAGTTCCGACTCGTTGTTTGCAAGTACTAACTTCTGATATTGATAGGCATTTAATTGTTTTAGGTTCTGATACTTTAAATGCAAATGGTACCGCAAGAACTGGCGTAATAGATCCATTATTAATATCTTTTTCTGATCAAGAAAATTTATTGGAGTTTGAATCTAAAGCTACTAATACAGCTGGTTCAATAAGAATATCCTCTGGATCTTTAATAGTAGGGGCATTAAAAGCTAGGCAAGAAACTTTAATCTGGACTGATGTTTCAATGCACTCGCTACAATTTATTGGCGCTCCGTTTACTTTTGGAGTTAATTTAATTAGTGAGAGTGTTGGTTTGATTGGGCCAAAAGCAGCAATAAATGCAGACAACGGAGCTTATTGGATGGCAGCAGATGGATTTTATTTCTACAACGGTTCTGTTCAAAGATTGCCTTGTTCTGTTTTAAATCATGTTTATGATGATATGAACTTAAATGAAGTTTACAAAAACTTTGCTTTTACTAATAGAGAATTTAATGAAGTAGGCTGGTTTTATTGTTCTAGTTCATCTACTGAACCAGATAAATATGTAGTCTTTAATTACTTAGAACAGGTATGGAGCATAGGAGAATTAGCAAGATCCTCTTGGATTGATAGAGGTATATTTCAATACCCTATGGCAATTGGAAAAGATAGTAATTCTTTTTACTTATACGATCACGAAAATGGTAATGATGCTGATGGCTCGCCAATGGATAATGTTTTTATAGAGTCAGGAGATTTTGATTTAGAAGATGGCGATAAATTTATTTCAGTTAGAGAAATAATTCCAGATATAAGATTTACCGGGAGCAATGGTAACGCAGCATTAAATGTTGTTTTAAAAACCAGAGACTTCCCAAATGATACACCGACAACAAAAGTTACCTCATCAATCACTAACACAACAAAAAAAATAGATACTAGAGCAAGAGCTCGACAAGCGATTTATAGAATAGAGTCTGACGATGACAACGATGTGTCGGTAAGAAACGGTATGGAGTTTAGATTAGGAGCAACTAGATTTAATTTTAGAGAAGACGGAAGAAGATAATGGCCAAGATACTAGAAACTAGATTGCCTTTAGCTGGGTTAGAAATAACGCCAGAAGTATTTAATAGATTAGTCAGAATATTAGAAATAAATCTGCAAAAGGTAGACTTAAATGCTACGCCTATAACAAACGAACAAAGAAAATTAATAGATAATTTTAATCCAGGAGATTTAGTATTTAATACTGATACTAATCTTTTAGAATTTTTTGATGGTTCAGGTTTTAAAGATATTACAAGTACATCAAAAACTTCTTTACAAGCAAATGCTTCTTTAGGAGAAGTAACTGTTAATGAAGAAGGATCAATATCAATAAAGGTGAGTATATAAAATGAGTAAATGGGATAGCGATACTAAATTAAGTAAAAATTTTAAACTAAAAGAGTTTGAAAAAAGTTTTGTAGCAAAGAGAAAAAATATAGATAATTGTGTTCATGATGAAGAAACTTTTAAAAACCTTGAACGACTATGTAAAAACATCGTTCAACCAATTAGGAATCATTTCAAAATTCCTTTTAGCCCTAATAGTGCTTATCGCAGTATCACTCTTAACAGATACATTGGCTCTTCTGATACTAGTCAGCATGTATTAGGTCAGGCAGTAGATTTAGAAATACCTAGGGTAAACAATCAAGATCTTTTTGATTATGTAAAAAATCAATTAAATTTCGACCAAGTAATTTTAGAATACTATGATGGTGTAAATCCAAGCAGTGGCTGGGTCCATATATCTTATGTATCAGACAAAGATAATAGGAACAGAGCCATGACTTTCGATGGTAGCCATTATAGAATAGTAGAGGATTAAGTATTATGATTGAATCACTAGTAAAGCCAGTAAGCAATTTAATTGGTAAATTTGTTAAAGATAAAGATTTACAAGCACAATTAGACCATGAGCTATCGACTTTATTTCATAAAGCTAATCTAGCTCAGATAGAAGTAAATAAGATAGAAGCTCAAGGTAAGCCCTTTCAAAGAAACTGGCGACCTTCTGTTGGCTGGATATGCAGCTTTGCATTAGGTTATCATTTTATACTATCTCCTATAATTGAGGTTATAATAAAAGTTTCTGGCTTACAAATAGATATGCCAGAGTTTGATTTTTCGCAGTTATCTGCGATTCTCATGGCACTTCTAGGAATGTCTGGGCTTAGGTCATACGATAAAATGAAAAAAACTGACACTAAAAAATGAAAAATATAAATAAAAATCAACAAGGTTTAAAATCATTAGCATCTGAAAGACCAGATGTAGTTAGAAAAATGGGCTATGATCCAGAAAGTTTTTACGCTGGCGGTTTAGCTATGTTGGCAGATGGTGGAGGAGTTGATCTTGCTGGATTATCAGATCTTTTTGGAGGCATGGCTAAAGAAGAAACTACAGCTTTCAATGCCGTCATGGGAGATGCTGTACCTGCAGCTAAGGCAAGCGTAACAAGAGTTGGTGGTTCTATGGGTCCAGATGACGCTATTGAAGAATACAAAAAAAGACAAGCGATAGAAGAAATAGAAGACCAAAAAGAAGATGAAGAGATAGCTGAAATGTTTATGGGCGGCATCATGGATTTTGCTAAAGATATGGGCAGCGGCATGATGGCTGGTTTAAGAGCACCAGTAGATTATGCTAAAGACAGAGTCGGCGCAGCTAAAGAATATTTCTCTCCATCATCTCCGGGCGTAGAACTAACTGAAGGAGCAGAAAAAGGTATAAAAGAAATTGTAGAAGACGCTACAGGCAAAGATGCTGAAGATCTTACAGAAGAAGAAAAGGCAGAGGTTTTAGCTGACCAGTCAATGGACAAAAAAGAAAAGAAAAAAGCAACTGCTGGAAAAGTAGCAGATGGTTTAGCTGCTCTAGCAGAAGGTATGGGCGGCATGGGCGGAGGCCAAATGTCTGAAGGATTTGTAGGACAACCTATCGGAGCTAGCCAAGTTCCTTTTACAAGAGTTGGTATGGCTGAAGGCGGAATGGCTGAAGACGGTATTAGAAACATGTTTATGGGAGGAGAAGCTACATTTACTTATGCTCCATTAGCTAATTTATATTCTGGTATTGGAGGGTTAGGAGATGCTGGAGTTTTTAATAATCCTGTATCTGCTAATATGTCTAGATCTTCAATGGAAGACGAACAAGCAGCAAGTCAAAGAGAAATGTTATCTTTAATAGACAGATCTCCTTTGTCAGCAGCTGATAAAACAATTCAAAAACAATTGATAAACTTACAAGTAGGACAGCAGACATTACCTTTAAGTCCTCAGTATGTAGCTTCTGACGCACCATACAAAGCGCTTTACAGACCATATTTTTCTGAGGTAACAAAAGCTTACAATGCTGCTAACCCCGGACCTTTTAGCGCTATGGCAGCTCCTCCTAAAGAAAGAGTAGATTTTAATTTGGGTATGCAAGCAGATGGTAAAATGTCGGCACCAAGAAAAGTCGCTGGCGTAGAATACGCAAATGATGGAATGTTAATTGAAGGCAAATTTTTTCCAGAAACAGATGAATTAGTATCTGGCCCTGGAGGAGAGCGTGAAGATAAAATTCCAGCAATGTTAAGCGATGGTGAATTTGTTGTTAATGCTAGAACTGTAAGAGGTTTAGGTATGCAAATGGGTGCAGACCCAATGGATTTAGAAGAACAAAAAGATATAGGCGCTATGGTGCTTGAATATTTACAAGATACTTTGGGACCTAATGGAGAGATGGCTGAAAAAATAGGCGAAGAAGGATTAGGCGCTTTAGTAAGAAGCATGGCATGAGTAAATTTACTTTAGATAAACTTTCTTTTAACGAACAAGATGGCAAAGATATAGCTGACTTTTTAGCTAGATATTTTCATGCCGAACATTCCTTAGATGGCGGCAAGTCTCCAAAAATACATTGGGGCAAAACATCTTGGCAGATAAACAATGTCTTATTAAAAGGCATTGTCTATGTGGTAAGAAAAAACGAAAACATCATTGGTACTTTAGGTTTAAAAGAATGCTCACACTGGTGGTCAGATGACGCTTTTATAGGTGATACTTGGTTCTTTGTTAGACCAGAATTTAGAAATGTTAAAGATGATGTAAAGCCTTCTAATATGTTATTGGAAGCTGGCATGAAATATGCTGAAGAACAAAATTTACCATTGATTATGGGCATATATAATGTCGGCAGTCTGGATAAAGCAGAAAAATTATTATTAAATAAAGGGTTTCACCAAATAGGTGGAACTTATTATAATGGCATAAATAGGTAATATTATGGGTTGTACTTGCGAACAAAAACAACAAGAAGGGCCACCAGCTAAAGCAGTTGAGTTGCCTACTACTGGTTATTCTTTTATATCTCCTTATATAGAGGACTATAGTAGAAGAATATTAGGATCTTATTTTGGAGAGCCTGGACAATACGAAGGCTTAATATCTCAAGAAAGACCTATACCTATTGAAGGCACAGCACAACTATCTGATTTAGAAAGACAAGCAGCAACTGGTGCTGGAGGTTTAGAAAGATTTGCAGGCTATACTCCAGAAGGCATTAATTATTTAAGAGATGCTGGCGCTTTAGCGAGAGATCCTATGGCAGCAGCTCAAGCTAGATTTAATCCTTATGAAGATGCTGTAGTACAACAATCGATAGATGATATTACCAAAGCTTATCAACAACAGGATATTGGTATAAGAGATGATGCCTACAAAGCTGGAGCTTACGGCGGTTCTAGAGGAAGACTAGCACAAGCAGAAAATCAAACTGCTTTAGGTAGAGGTTTGCTAGACGCTGTTAGTGGTATTAGAAGACAAGGATTTCAAGATGCTCAAACTCAAGTTGGTCAGAATATAGGTCAACTATCTAATATTGGTAGTGGTATATCTAATCTCGCTGGCGCTGGACAACAACAAGCGATCGGCAGAATAGGTGCAATGGCTACTCAAGGTGCTGCTGCAAGAGGAATAGAACAAGCAGACATGAGTAGAAGATTTAGAGCAGCTGATAAACTAGCTGATGAACCATTCAACAGACTACAAAGAGGTCAGCAACTACTAGCTGGAATGCCTGCTGGAGGTGTTTCTGGGGGCACAGGAGCTCAAATATATCAACCACAAGTATTTACTCAACCTTCACCATTATCTCAAGCAGCTGGATTAGCTTCTGCTGTTACTGGTGCAGTAGCCATGAGTGATGTTGAGTTAAAAGAAAACATTAGAAGAGTAGGAGATTATGACAACAACCTTGGCTGGTACGAATGGGATTGGAATAATAAAGCTAAAGAAATAGGAATCGAAGCAGAACCTACTGCTGGATTCTTAGCGCAAGAAGTTCTTGAAGTAGAGCCAGAGGCAGTAACTATTAAAGATGGTTACTACGCAGTTGATTACTCGAGGTTAATGAAGTGAGCAAAGGTATAGGTGATTACACAAAATACCTTGTCGGAGATGAAGGATTTCTTATTGACACTAGTAATCCTGGATCAGCTTTACTGGATCTTGGCATTTTAGGTTTGGCTGCTACTGGAGTTGGAGCGCCTATTGCTGCTGGATTAAAAGCTGGAACAAAAGCAAGAAAAGCAAAAAAATTAATAGAAGAAGCCAAGAAGGCTCGTAAAAGACGTTTGGCTGAAGCTGGTACAGCAGAGGCTGGAACTTCAACTGGAGAAATTGCAGGTTTAATTATGGGGGTTGACGGTATGGCTAAAGGTGGCTTAGCTGATTTACCAGTGCAGCATGCTTTTAAAGGTCTTAATGTAGGTAAAGCGATTGCAGATTATTTTCTTAAAACAAAAAAAATAAAATCTGAAATGCCTACAGGACAAGCTGGACCTTTTACAGTTAAAGGAAAAGAAATAGACCCATCTAAATTTAAGTCAGAAAAAGAAATTAAAAGTTTAGATAAAATGAATGTAGCAGAAGCTGGATTGCTTACATCCATATTAGGTTTAATGGGAGGTATATCAGCCACTAAAGACAGAACTAAAGAAGAAGTTACTGAACAAGCAGCTCCAGCTTCAATTAAAGAACCAGAGAAGGAAACATTCTTAGATAAATTAAGAGACATGGACCCAGCTTTAGCTAGAGCTTTGATTGCAGGTGGGGCAAAGATGTTGCAACCAACCGAAGGTCCAGCAAGAAGTTTCTTAGGACTTGGTGAATTTGGCGAAGGATTCTCAGAATCTTTAGCTGCTTCAGAAGCTGGTAAACCAGTTGAGCAAAAGGCTTACGAGGCTTATGTTGCTTCTATTCCAGAAGGACAAACAGTTCCTACTTTTGCTGACTACATGAACTATTTCACTTTAAAACAAGAAGATAGAATGGCTATAGAGTCTAGAGTAGAAGAAATTCTTAAAGAAAGACATGGTAGTGACACAAAATTATCAAATGTAGTTCTTGTATCAAAAGATCCAGTTACTGGTAAAGACAAAGTAATAAGAGCAAATGAAGCTTTATTAAACGCTGGAGTCAATTATAAAGAAGTAGCTAATAAAATAGCTGCAGAAGCAATACCAGCAGCTAAATTGGAAGAATGACGCATGCCTGTAATAGACATAGACGGAAAGAAAGTTTTTGTCCCAGAGGGTACGTCTGACCCAGAATCAGCAGCAAGAAGAACATTAAAATCAGTTTCAGGAGGAGAAAGTTTTCTAGGTGAAGTTGGTAGAGGTATAGGTGCTGGCTTAGTTGGCATACCTCAAGGTATTGCTACATTAGGCTCGACCATAGTTGATGGTGTCTTTGATACTGATTTAACTGACAGTCTTAATAAATACTTTGAAGAATTTAAACCAGAGACAAACAGCACGGCTGGTCACATCGCTCAATACATAACTCAATTTGGTATTCCTGGGATAGGAGTTGCTAGTGCTTTATCTAAAGCTGGTAAAACTGCACAGATATTATCTGCTGGTGCTGTAGATGCAGCGGTTGCTACTGACGATGTAGAAACTCTATCGGATTTATTTTTTGATGAAGTTAGCGATCAAGAAAGATTAGCTTCAATCAATGGTTCTGAAGCAGCGGCCAGTAGATTGTTAGAAAGAGTTGCAGTATTTGGTGAAACTGCTGGAATAGTTGGAGCCTTACCAGTAGCTTTAAAAGCTTTAGCCAAAACTGGAAAAGCAACTGTAGATGTTGCTGGAGTAGCAGCAGCACCATTAGTAAAAGCAGTGGCATCTAGCCCAGTTACTACTGCTGTTACTAATAGACTCATGCCTTCTACTGGACAAAAATTTACTAGCGTGGAAGATGCAATAAATGAAAGATCAAATAGTTTCATGGACTTTGTTAAAGATAGATTTACTTTTCAAGGTGGATTAGTAAGCGATGATATTGCTCAATTAAAAGAAGCTCAAGTTCAAGAAACGAGAAGACAATTAGCACAAGTAGAGCAAGACTTTGGAGAAGTAATGACCACAATAAAAAAAGCTGGAGTTCGAGGAACTTTAAATGCTACAGATCAAGATAATTTAGCTAAAGCTATTGGTGATTATTATTCGCCATTGACTAAGCTTAGTTACAGAGATGATGCTATGGAGATATTAGCTGATCCAAATTTAAAAAGAAAAGTTGCAGAAGATATTCAAAATAGAGCTTTACAAGTTATTAAAAGTTACGAAGATGGAGTTGGAAATAAAATAGATTATAAAGCTTTAGGCATACCCGATAATCAAAAAATATCTACTTTACTAGAACAGCAAAGAGAGATAGTTGATTTAAATTCAAAAGCGATTGATGACTTCGCTAAAGATTTTGATAACACATTTATACCAGAGGATTATGGCAACATCTTAAAAGATAACTATCTTCTTTACACAAACAGAAGTTACAAAGCTATGATTGATAATAGTTATGTTGTAGATCCAGAACAAAAAGCAAAAGCAATTACAGAATTAGAAAATGCTTTAGTAAGTTCTGGAATGAAAAATGGTACTGAAGCAGAAAGAAAAATATTAAGAGCTAATGCTGAAAAAGCCTTTGATGATTTTACATCTGGTAAAGCAGATGCTTTTCAATTTGAAAGTCCACAAGGAAATGCAAATGTTTTAACTGGAGCAGTAAGAAAAGATATTTTAAAAGGCAGAACTTTAGATAACTTGCCAGAGGTAAGAAAAGCTTTAGGAGAAGTAGCTGGATATTTAGAACAAGACTGGAGCAAATCTTTAGCCAATACACAATTACAAGCTTTTCAAACGGTAAAGAAACAAGCCAATCTAGTTGGTAGAGTTCAATTGTTTGATGATCTTAATAAATTAAATAAAGATGCACAGCTGTATGACATCAAACCTTTTATCTTTGATGAACAACAAGTCACTGGTTTAGGAGTAAATAGGTATCAACCCGGCGAATCATTTGAAGTAGGCGGTAAAGAGTTTGTAAAGTTTGATGATAAAGCTGGGCCACTAGCTGGTAAAGTTGCATCGAAAAGATTTTATGATGCTTTATTAGATTCTACAGGAACTCGTTTAGACAATATTTATAACGCTTTAGGCACACCATACAAAACTTTTTTATCTTTGAAATCAGCAGCGCAATACAACAAAACAGTATTGAGTCCGTCCGCACAAATTAGAAACCCAACTGGTGGTATTTTAATGACTCTTGCCGCTGGTAATATTCCAGGGGCTACTACTTTAGCTAAAGCTTTCGGCAAAGTATTTAATAGATTTAACAAAGATCCAGATAAAAATACTTTTGCTGTAAAGCCAGACAAAGATCTAATAGCTAGTGAAACTGTTAAGTTAAAAAAATTAGGAATCATAGATGACAGTGCTGCGGCTATGACTGGTGAGATTGAAGACCTAGCCAAGTTTGCTGAACAATCTAATTTTGTTGGTAAGGTTGCTAACAGTAAATTAATAAAAGGATTTAGAAATAGTGGTTTTAATAAAGGTGCTAGAAAAGCTTACACTGGATCAGATAGTGTTATTCGTGTAGTTAATTTTTATCAAGAAAGAGACACTTTATTAAGAGCTCTATTAAAACATGGTGATAGTGCAATACCAGTTACATCTGTAAAAAATAAAACAGCTATTCAAGGAACCAACGTAACTGGTAATCAATTGCTCGGAGCTGAAAACGTAGCAAAATTAAGAGAAGCTTTTGAAACAAAACCAATAAAGAAAGGTAACATTGAAAAATTTTTAGATGATAATTTAGGAAACAAAGAATTAAAAAATAAATTCATGAGTTTTTTAGACGAAGAGAGTGCACAGTTAGCAAAGAATCATTATCAAAATTACAACAGAGTAGGAAATATAGTTGGCGATTTAGCCAAGTTACCTATTGGTAACTTTGCTGCTTTTCCATCTGAAATAATTAGAACCATGGGTAACATTGGTTATCGAGCTGCTCAAGAGTTAGCTAGTGGTAATCCAGAGCTGCAAAAGAAAGGTATGAAAAGAGCAGTAAGTGCATTGACTGTAACTACTGCCTTCCCAGCCGCTATGGTTGAGCTAGGTACACAACTGACTGGAGCAGACAGAGAGCAGATAGATGCTTATAAAAGATCTTTTGCTCCTCCCTGGGATAAGACAGCTACATTGGTACCAACTGGAACTGATAGTCAAGGCAACATAACTCAAATGATGAATTTAAGTTATACAAATCCTTATGATTATTTATCTAGACCTTTTTCTAGATTGATAGCGGAAGCTGAGGAAGGAGAAGCTAAAGGGGAAAGTTTAGTTAATAGATATACTCAAGGATTTATGTATGGTTTGTACGAACTAACTAAACCTTATGGAACTCTTTCTATTTCAACTCAATTGCTTCGTGATACAGTAATAGGGGAAACAGAAACAGGCAGAAGACTTTATTCTGCTAGTGATACTTTTGGTGACAAGGCCACTAAAGCTTTTGTGCACAACCTACAAGGCATGGCTCCACCAATTTTACCTTTTGATATTACTTCTGACCCAGCTGGTGGTATTTTAGGAATAGGTGCATCAATAAAAGATTTTCCAACAGCGGTGTTTAATAGCACTGGCTTGATGGGAGATGATAAATTAATTAATAGAAAAGGAAATAGAATAGATCCAGCTGAAGCTTTAGTGCAAGGATTCAGTGGTTTAAAAATTATCAAACCACAAATAGGCAGAACTTTAAGATATAGAGGTTTTGAAACTAACGATGTAATTAGAGCAGCTGCTAACGAATTTAATAGAGTTGCTAGATCTGCTAATGTTAGAGAAGCAGAAGACTTTACCAAAGCTTACATAGAATCTAATGAAGGTAGATACAGAGGTATGAGAGATCTTTATTTAGCTATAGAAGATGCAAGACTTTTGGGTTTGAGTGAGCAAGAGATATTAAAAGAACTTAAAACAGCTAAAGTTGCTAACGCTGATTACGTTATGGCTGGCTTGTTTAAACCTTCAGAACTTAGTAAAGAAGTTATCACAGAGGCTTATAGAGAAGATTACAATAAAGCTAGAAACTTTTTACCAACTTCAGACATTGGTTTTGCGCAAAGACAATTAACAGGACAGTCATTAGAAGGTGGTTATCAAACTCCGCAAGAAATAGCTGATCAAGTTAAGCCAACAAGAACTAATGTAGCTCCTCAACCAAGCGCTTTACGACAACAAGAACTTAATAAGTTATTAGGAATAGATTAAATACCAAACTTAATATGATCGGCACTACCATTTTTCTCAGCTATTTCTATTTCTTTAGTAGCTTTTTCGACCAACCATTCAACCGTGTTAGCACGGGTTCTATGAGTTAATGATGCGAGTTTGCCTAGTTTTTTGTGAGTCTCTTTGTTTACTCCAATGGTTACATGGGTTGCCATATAGCTTCTCCTGGTATGTCAATTGTTTCTTAAAATATATAAAAAATTGTATAATAAATTATGGGCTATAACAAGTACGGAGCTATAAAAGTGAAGCTAGATGGTATCACATTTGATAGCAAATTAGAGGCGGCAAGATATAAATTTTTAAAAGAATTAGAATCTGCTGGCGCAGTGTCAGACATAGAAGTTCATCCACAATTTCCATGTTTTGTTGAAGGTAAAAAGATCTGCACTTACATAGCAGACTTTAAATATAAAAACGTCAAAGGAGAAGAAGTCATAGAAGATACTAAGGGAGTATTGACTGATGTCTTTAAATTAAAAAAGAAATTAGTAGAAGCAATATACCCAGACGTAACCATAGAAATTATTCAATCGCCTAGGGCCTAATGTCTCAAAAAACTAGGACTTGTACGCTTTGCAAGAAGAGACGGAAGATTAAATTTTTTGAAGCTAGAGAACAAGTTGGTGGTGGCACAACCTATCGTGGTCTTTGTAGAGATTGTCATGTGATAGATAGAAACAGAAAGCGATCATCAAGTTACAAAAGTTTTTTAAATTTACTTCACAATCAACTAAGACATACTAGAGTTAGTAAGAATCCAGAAAGAGAATGGGAGATAACGCCAGAAGATTTAATAGAAATATGGGAAACTCAAGATGGTCTTTGTGCTTTGTCTGGCGTATTGATGACTCACTATCGAGATGGCAGTGGTAAGAAAGATTTAAATGTAACTATCGACAGAATAGATCCAGAGGAATGGTATGTCAGATATAACATTCAATTGGTTTGTCAGCGTGCCAACATCATTAAACACACTCTGAGCGAGGACATGTTGCTCTGGTGGTGTGAAAATATCATAAGAAATAAAAAGAAATAAAAAATTTTTTTTATATACAAAAATATTTTGTATATAATCCGCGCATGAATTTGAAGAATATACTCACCGGGAGTGCTGGGTATATCATTAGTGTCAGCTTCTCTATATATATGATGAACATATATTTAGCGATCTACACTTAAACCAGTGCTTACTTATAGATCTGTTTTATTTTATAGCCTTTCTCAGAGTTGTTAAGGTTTATCATCTTGCGTTCTAATTTTGGTAATGATTGCCAGAACACTGGAGAGTGTTGGTAATCATATAAACCACAAACAGAACAACGACCGTTTTCCATACTGGTAGGCCAGTGGCAGGCGTTGATGCAAGGATAATCAGCGAGACTAGTAGTTTCGCCTCTAAGACTAGCTATGTTTTTAAATGTATTTAATTTAAATATTTTAGCCATTACGCACCTCTTTATAGAGATATGCGTATTATATAACGATTTTTATATATTATTGCAAACTTTTTGTTAAAAAGGTGTAGGTATCAAACCAAATATAAGTTCGTGATCAGGACAATTTTTCTTATCCATTTGTTGTTTTGGATTTAATAAAACACCTTTCTTACCACAACGCCAAGTAGCCCCGGAAACTTCTATCATTGGCTTTGAATGTTTGCAGTTTCTACAGTTTTTAAACTCTGGTTCTGCCCTACCTAGATAAACTTCTTTAGATTCTTTTGGTAAGTTCTTAACCTTCCAATCGTTTTCACTCAAGAATAAATCTGGTGGCTCTGGCGAAGTAATAATTCTTTTCGCCTTCTCTATCAAAGATTGAAAGAGCTCATCATTATATTTAATTACTTCAGTATAAATATCAGAATTGTTTTTGTTGTAAACCAAAGCTAAAGACTTAGGTAATTTAAAAGCACCCATATAACAATGCACTTGCGCTTCATATTCTAGCGACCAACGCTCGTAACTACTTTCACTAACTAGATTATTAAATCTTCTGTCATTGGAACTCTTAACTTCTAGGACCATAGAATCATCATTATGTTCTGGCAAGTTTTTAACTACGCCATCTATGTGCCCAGAGAAGTGATCGCCAAGTAAAGAAGCTTTGAACTGATCGCCCTTTTTATCTTCAGTAAATACTTCTACGCCATCTGCTTTTTTAAGATACTCAATGACTACATCTTCAATAACATTACCTAGTTCTAAGATCCTAGATACTCTTGGCTCAAACTTATTTGGTGGTAAACACCATCTAAAATTTAACCACAACATTCTTTCGTCTGGATTACCAATCTGACTCATACCTAAATATGGTCGATACTTTGGTGGTTCAGATAACATTACATGATCTATCATTTTATTTATTTTGCTCATAGAAATATCTCCTTATCATTAAAAATTATTTTCTTTACATTAAAATATTTACCTTCTCTTTTTATGCCAACAGACTTAACTCCTTTAAGAGCTCCTTGATTTATCTTGGCCGCTGCTTGTTCAGAAGTTCTAGGCACACCCCAAATTTTTGGATCTACTAAACGGCACCAATGGTTGATTGCTAGTCCGTGCATTCTTGAATGACCAAACATAAGTGGCATCATTCTAGGTAAGAATTGATTATCAACATAAAAGAATACCTTACAATATTTGTTGCCATTTTTAGAGTCAGCAACAGCAGCACTAACACTGGTTACAACTTCTAAAGAACTCTTGTTCTTTTGTTTCTCGTCAGAGATAACTGCTCCAGAATCTGCCTTGGTTTTCTTAGCTACCTTTCTTTCTTCCATAGGCACTAAGAAAGTTAAGAACTCTGCTACTGGGAACTCTTCATTGCATTCGACACATTTCTTTGCATGAGGTGGATTGACAGCCAAACAACTGCCACAGATTTTAGGTCTTCTTATTTTTACTTCTTGATCTGGCTTGGCTGTATCAATACAACCATGTCTAGCAATGTTCTCGCCATAATCTAAAAGCAAACAATTATCTTTCCCTGGGTACAGTCGCATACCTCGGCCACACATCTGAACGTAAAGCCCTAAACTTTTGGTTGGCCTTAACATAGCAATACAATCTGTTCTTGGTGCGTCCCAACCTTCTGTTAAGACGCCGACATTACAAACAGCATGTACTTTTCCAGATTCAAAATCTTCTAGTATTTGTTTTCTTTCTTCTCCAGGGGTTTCGCCAGTTAGTAATCTTGATTCAATCCCATGCTTCTGCAAATGCATGTTCATTTTCATAGCATGCAATACCGATACACAAAAAAATACGGAAGCTGTTCTGCCTTTGGTATATGCTTTGTCTAACCAATCGTTAATGATTGCGACGATGGTCTTCTCATCCATAGCTAATTTTTCTAAATCGGATTCTTTATAATCGCCACCTTTAAATTTAAGCTTGGCTTTACTAGCGTCAATAATAGTATTGTCATCTACTTTATAAGAAGTAATCCTAGCTAGATAACCTTGATCTATTAGTTCTGGTATCTTTGCTTGATAAGCAATGTCATGAAAGAAATGATCTTTTCTTTTGCCATAAATATAACCTTGACCCATACGATAAGGCGTAGCAGTACAACCTAAAACACGCATAGCTCGTTCAGCAGACAACTCATTGATTATCTTTTGGTATCTAGTTTGTTCGTCCGGGGATATGTTATGGGCTTCGTCAATAATGGTATAATCAAAGTGCCCAACTTTTTTTAATCTAGATCCAGAGGCTAACGTATCTCTTGAAGCTACAAGTATTTGAGAATCCAACTCAGATCTTTTCAGCCCAGCTGATAACACACCGACTGGTGCCTCTGGCCATACAGATTTTATTTTTTCTTCTGCTTGTTCGATAAGTTCTTGTCTATGTGCTAAGACTAAAAACCTAGCGTCAGAATATTTTTTTATGGTTCTTTTAATAAAGTTAGAAAATATAACTGTCTTGCCAGACGCAGTAGGCAAACTGAGTAGAGGGTGTTTCTCTATTGACTCAGTTGCAAACCAACTTTCTAGTGCAGTGATAGCGTCTTCTTGATACGGTCTTAGTTTCATTGATCATCTTCCTTGTCCTCTATATGCTTTGAAGGACTTTCTTTTATTCTTGTTCATACTACTGAACTTTACGTTGCGTGAACCTTGACTAGTTTTTTTATACTTAGCCCTAGATATGTGTATTTTTACTTCTCTTCTTATAGCCATCAGTGTCTCGTTTTATCCTTGCTTTCCATTTGAAGTTTAACAGCGTCGAGTACTTCTTCTTCATCAAGCTCCTCTGGATCTATTACATAATCTTCATTCATAGAGTTCCAATCGGTGTTAGCTCCTCCAGCTAAATTGCCTAGCATATCTGCTTGAAAGAAAACTTCTTTTCTAGTCATGCCTTTTTCTTTAGCAATATCGTTAATGACTCTGCCCCAGGATGCACCGATCAACATCGTTGCTTCATTGGTACTGTGTTCCAATACGTCGTAAGTGACGCAACAAACATAGGTTAATAATACTTCTAATAATTTATGTGGACTTTTGATTTCTCCCATTCTTTTGTTGAATGACATCATGTGCATTCGTAATTCTTCTAACAATTCCTTCTTGGAGATCACTTCCAAATCTATTTTGTCTTCTTTCATATAACACCTTCGCTCTCTTTAATCTGTTTATCGAAACAACACAAGCCGCAACTTCGTCAAATAATTCAACTGGCAGTATGTGATTGTTTAACTTATATATTTTTGCTAACAACTTCTCAGAGTTAGCGACTAATTTTTTATCATCAATCATATTTGTTTCCTAATGTGTGCCTACCGAGCTCGTAACGCCGCTCGTATTAATTAACTTGCTCGGTAGGACTTTTTTGGGAGATGACCCAGTTATTTATCCCAAGGCATAGCGTCATCTTCTTCTTGTAAAGGTTTCGCCGCAGGCGCTTCCTCAGATGTAGATGATGTACCTTTGGCTAAATAATCTTGTATCTTATTACTGTCCTCGTACCCATTTGTTCCAGGTTCAATTTTGATCTTGGCTTGGAAAGGATTGTTAATCATTTCGTCCAAGGCACTAGCATTGAAACTGACATCGGTGCTTAACCCTAACGCTTTACGCCAAGCTTTAATTTTCCTAGCGGTTACGGTTACAGCATTACCTTCAAGAGTAAAATACTCCCAAAGTTTTCTATTAGAATGGCTTGGACCGAGTACTTGAAACTCGATTTCAACCATTGCATTTCCAGCTTTAGATGTTCTCTTTTCCCATTTGTTAGCAACTAATTCATAGTCGCCAGCAGGCATAGGTTTAAAGTCATCTTCTTGATCAGGCACTTCGCCTAACATTATTTCAAAGTCATCACTCATGATAAATTTAACTCCTCGCGAAGACATAAAGTACAACAAAGAAGGCCTTTGTATTTATACCCACCGTCTAAAATTTCTTCTCCACAGTGGTCACACAAAATCTCCTCTGACACTTTATGCCTCCGACAGATTTTTAATTGATTTTTTATATTCGTCGTAAAACGAATCCCATTTGAGTTCTATCTTATCTGGAAGAGGAACTCGTCTCTTCGCGTCAAAGGCGGGAGAGAACTTCGTAAACAACATAGGATCACCCATGGCAAGTGCCCTTGTCTGCTCGTTGAAGCCCTTCCCTTCTTTCACAGTACGAACTTGATGGTTCGCAAAGAAATTGAAATCGACCCATTCTCTAATAATAGAAGCTGTCTTGTTGTGCAACTTCAATTGATACCTATCATAAGGTTCTCTCTCTGGGTCGTTAAAAGTTCTAATATCTACATGCGAAAGCAAGATGACATTCATCTTCTTTTGGTCATGCAAGATATCCAAACCTCTTAAAATCTTTCTAAACTTTTCTCTAGCCGCGGTGTAGCCTTTACCATAAGTAATCTCTTCGATACCAGATACATTTTTTTCTTCACACACAGCTTCATGAGTAAGAATCTCTGCCCAGTCTGTAGTATCTAGGACAACTGTTTTACGGTCATGATCCATAGTGGCAAGTTTCTTTATGCAATCAATAATGTCTTGATACTTTTCACACAATGGAAACTTCTTAACATTTAAAAATGCTGTACCTTTCTCGGTACAAATAAAAACTGGATTAGGTGCTTGAGAGCCGAAGGTACTTTTACCTATGCCATCTACACCACCGATATTCATTCTCACTGGACCGGGCTCTAAGCCAGATAATAATTCATCTTCAAGACTTGGCATTGTTGTACCTCCCTGGAACTACTTCTGTACCTAATTTTTTCATGGTAGCAACAAAGTCTATTAAGAAATTAGCTTTGCCTTTGGTTCTAGCATGTGGTTCGATTTGATCTCGATAATAAAATTGCATGAGACTTTTGTGAGTCATGCCTGAGATCTTTGCAATATGAGCAAAACTCAAACCATCTGCTCTTAAATAATCTACTGCTTTTACAAAGTCATTAATATTGAAATAATGTTTTGCATAATAGTCGTAAGCATCGGCAAACAACTTTTCCTTAGACTCGCTTTGTGCGGAAGTCATCTCTATTTTTTTACTCATTTGGTTTTCCTCTTTTCAACAAAGCTGACGTATGGACGATCTGATATTTCAGTAGTCAAACCTTCAGCTAATTTATAGTAATGGGATGGATGTTGTTCAGCTAGAGTAGAAGTTTTTCTTTTGTCTTCTTTATACTCTATTTGAAATGGCCAAAGATTAGCTGGCACCTTGCCTTCGGCATGTATCTTTGCAACATAGTCTTGATCCCAAGATTTCTTCAAACGGTACTCAACTTTAATATCAGAATCTAAATCATCAAGGGTTACTCGATGAGATCCCCCGGTATTACTAAGCTGAATTACTTGATCGTTTACTCTTGGGTGTCTTGCTATTGCAATGTCTAACTCTTTAGATTCCTCACGGAGTTTCTTTTGCCATAGCAAATTCTTTTTCTTTCTTTCGATAAGTTCTTGGAGTTCGTCGAACTCGGTTTTCTCTTTTATATCGTTCATAAAATCTCTCTTTAAATTTGTTCATTGCCAATTAAATAGATAAAGATTCAGAATGTCAAACACTTTTTTAAATTAATTTATACAAATATGTAAAAAAAAATATACATTATGAAAATGCTTCTCTATAATAACGCCATGAATAAATTACAAGAATATATAAAAAACAGAGGCAAAGAGAATGTTGCAACGATATGTGATGTATCAGTACATGCAGTCAGCTCTTGGTATTATGGAACAAGACAACCTACAGTCAAACAAGCTAAAAAGATTATGTTGGTTACTAATAAAGCTCTTAACTGGGAAGACATCTATGGACCTATTGAGGAAGAGGCTGAAGCATAACAAATAATTTTGGGAGAAATATGTCGCTGATACTAAACGAAAATAAATCTTGGGAAAATATTTCCGAGGAAGCCAGACAAGAGATGATTTGGTCTTTCTGGGAAGAAGGCTTTCATTTAATACCTTGTGGTTCTCGAAACGAAGCTATCCCAGAATACTTTAGAAAGCGTCATCCGTTTGAAGACGATGACAAGCTCAGTGCAAAATGGGCAAAGACACCCAGAGTCAGATGGGAAACTTATCAAAGAAGACAACCCACGCAAGAAGAATTAAGAGAGTGGTTGGCTCGATATCCGGGAGCCAACTGGGCTGCTATCACTGGGATAACTTTTGTTGTCCTAGATTGCGATAGCGAAGAGGCGGTCAAGTTCGTAGAATCTGGTCAAGTAACTAGATCGCCTCTTAAACAGAAGACTCCTCGCGGTGGCTATCATTATTTTTATCAAGTCAATGAAGGTCTGAATGTCAGAAACATGACTGGTAAATTAGATGTCAGAGGCGAAGGTGGTTACGTTATGGTTTCACCTTCTACTAAATATTTTTTTGAAACAGCAGCTGGCTTGGTCGTGAACGACATCGATGATTTGCCGATGCTTAATATGGAAGACTTGAACAACATACATGATTACAATCAATCGGATAAGGTTACTTCGATTCTAGATAATAAAAACAAACTCACTGCTGACCCAGTAGATGTTGGTCAAAGAAACGATACCTTGGCTAGATTGATTGGTAAATGGATTAAAGAAGGTTGGGGTTATCGTGAAGTCTTGATTAAATGTTTTGATTGGAATCAAACTTTGCAACAACCTTTACCCTTTCCAGAAGTATTGCAAACATGTATGTCGATTACCCAAGGACATATCAAACGACACCCAGAAGATACGGATGCTGGTATCTTAGAATGGAAAACTAGTGAATGGGAGATAGATTTAAAAGATGAACTCAAAGAGATTATGGATCAAGAAGATCCTATCATCGACCAAAAGCGTAAAGATGATTTAACAGACCCACTAGGTTTAAAACCTTACAACGATGAGTTCTGGACTGGCTTGGAGCCTAGTTCTATTGGTCAGTTTTGGGGTGATTGTTTTATCTTTGAACAATCTAGATGTTTGTTGATTGGTAAACCCAAGATAGGTAAGTCGCATTGGCTTGGCGGTTTTGCTGCGGCAGCCACAACTGGACAATCATTTATGGGCAAACCTTTTACGCGTCCTTGTAAAGTTATGTGGTTGCAAGCAGAGATTATCCAAGAGTTCTTAAAAAATAGAATCGATACTTACTACCAACCTTACATGCATGACCCAGACTTGATGGCGATGGGACATGCTAACTTGATACCGACTGGTAGATTGAGAAAGAATTTAATGAGAGATAAAGATATTGATGGCATCGCTAGAAGTATTGAATATCATCAGCCAGATATTGTGATGATTGACCCTATCATTAATTTTTTTGATGGCGAAGAGAACAGCAACCAAGAGATACATAATTTATTATCTAGAGTAGATCGTTTGATTGAACTCTTTGGTGTTGCAGTAATCATCGCACATCATACTGGTAAAGAAAGAGCCGACGACGCTTCGTTTATGTCAGCACGTGGTGGTTCTGCTTTTGCTGGGTGGATGGATTCTGGTATCAAACTCATGGGACAAAAGCCAAATGTAACGATGTTCTATGAAGCAAGAAACGCAAGGGAGCCAGATACACACTTGGCTAGATTTGATTTTGAAAAAGGAACATGGGACATGGTTGATTTTGACGAGGGTCCAGATGAAGTAGATATTGCTCAGAAGGTAGCTGATGCAATGGATAGAATTACTTTCTATACAAGACAAGAGTTAGAGATCTTGGCAAGACAAGCGTTGAAAGAAAACAATTTACCTAGTGGCGAACGAGCTGCAAGATACGCGGTTAGTCATGTGCAAAAGTATTTAGGCGATATAGTTAAGACTCATGCTATCCCTGGAAAACAAACTTGGCATTATCGATTTGATAACAAGGGTAGGAAACCTTGGGAATGATTGGTACAATTTGTATATGAAAGTTTTAAGTTTATTCGATGGCATGAGTTGTGGTCAGTTGGCACTGAATAGACTCGGCATCAAAGTCGATAAGTATTACGCAAGTGAGATAGATAAGTATGCGATACAAGTTACTCAAGCAAACTTCCCAGAAACAATACAAGTTGGCGATGTCTGTAATTTAAAAGCAGAAGATTATCAAGACATAGATTTAATTTTAGCTGGTAGTCCTTGCCAAGGCTTTAGTTTTGCTGGTAAGCAGTTGGCTTTTGATGATCCGCGTTCAGCGTTGTTCTTTGAATTTATTAGATTGTTGAAAGAGATCAAGCCAAAGTATTTTTTACTTGAGAACGTCAAGATGAAGAAAGAATTTCTGGAAGTCATTACCGATCAAGTATCAGCTTGTTATCCAGAGTTTCAAGGTAAAGATTTATTTGGTGGCAAGATTGAACCGATATTAATTAATAGTGCTTTGGTATCAGCACAATCTAGACAAAGATATTATTGGACAAACATACCTAATGTTGAACAGCCAGACGATCTGGGCATAGTATTGAGAGATGTTTTAGAAGACGAAAGTCAAGCAGATTTGGTTGGCAATAACGGTAGAGAAGCATTTAAAGAAAATATACAGAAAGGCACTGCTTTATTAGCTAGAGATTGGAAAGGTTGGAATACTTATGGCATGACTGGAGTACAAACTACACCCAAACAAGTAGGTATAGCATCAGATATTAATGGTCATGACATTTTAAAAAGAGTGTATAGCCCAGATGGTAAGTCGCCTACTTTGAATACTATGGGTGGCGGTAATCGTGAACCCAAGGTAGTTTCTGGAGGTGCTTTTCGCGGTAGAGCTTACGATGATAAAGGCAAACGCATGGATAAAAATGGCAACTCGGTAGCTAACAAAACAAAACAAATGTTAGAAATGAGAAAAGACGATAAAGCAAATGCAATAACTACAGTAGGCAAAGATAGTATTGTGGTATCAGAAAAAACTAATCAGATAAATCCTAGTAAAAAAGCTAGTGGCAGACAACCTTACATACAAGACAGAGTCTTTCACAAAGATGGTAAGTCACATGCTTTGACAGAGTCTTTTGCTGACAGAACAAATGTTGGCGAACACAGTGATTTAACTTGGCGGAAACTGACGCCCTTGGAATGCGAAAGATTGCAGACAGTCCCAGACAATTACACTGATCATGTATCAAAGACACAAAGATATAAGATGTTGGGTAATGGTTGGACAGTCAGTGTGATCTCACATATCTTGAGTAATATGGAGAGTCAATGAGAAACCCATACAAGATAGAAGGCCCCGCATTGATTAGTTTCTCTGGTGGTAGAACGTCTGGCTTCATGTTGAAGCAGATAGTAGATGCTCACGATGGTGTCCTCCCAGAAGATGTGCACATAACTTTTGCAAACACTGGTAAAGAAATGCCTGAAACTTTGGATTTTGTCAGAGATTGTGGCGAACATTGGGGCGTCAAGATCAATTGGTTAGAGCTAGAGATAGGTGAAGAACGGCCGATATATCGTACAAAAATAGTGAACTATGAGTCAGCTTCTAGAAATGGTGAGCCCTTCGCTGCTTTGTTAGATAGAAGGGCGTATCTACCTAACCCAGTAGCTAGATTTTGCACAGCCGAGATGAAGATTAGAAGAATGAAAGATTTTATGTGGAAGGTTCAAGGCTACAAACACTGGGACAATATCCTTGGTTTGCGACATGACGAGCCGAAGCGTGTAGCCTCATCGCGTAATGCTTCGACTAAGGAGCGTTGGGATAACTACATGCCTATGTATGAAGCAAAGCATGGGATAGATGAGGTATTAGAATTTTGGCAGAAAGCTAACTTTGATCTGAGTTTACCGACAATCAATGGTCAAACAGTAGCTGGTAATTGTGACTTGTGTTTCTTGAAGGGACGCAAAACTCTCAATGCCTTGATGAAGGAACGACCTGATCTAGCAGATTGGTGGATTGCCCAGGAGAATAGATTCGGTAATGAGTCTGGCGCAACCTTTCGATCTGACAGGCCGCCCTACATTGAGCTCGTTGAGGAGGCAAAAAATCCTAAGATGTTGGATCTATTTGAGGACGATAGTATGTCGTGTTTTTGTCATGATTAAGCTAAAAAACGGTTGTGCAACGCTAATTGGCGATTTTGCACAGCGTCTGAAAAAAGTCAATAAAATCAATGACTTAACGATTGTGCAGTTGTGCAAGTGCACATGCCTGCACATGCGCACAGCGTACGCTGAAACCCTTATGTTTATTGGGTTGTGCAGTTGTGCGGTTGTGCACTTCTATAAGAAGGGAAAGAGTGGGGATAAATCCCACATTCCCACTCCCTTTTTCTTTCTTAATATAATTAATAAAACAGTGAGGTAAAACATGGGAAGAGTAAAATGAGAGGTACAAAGATAAGGTACAACGGAAGGTTGTCAGAAAAAACATTAGAAGATGTAAGAATCGGTGTGAATAGGAGATTGAATGCAAAGGAAAAGCAAAAGGCCAAAGTTGAACGATGAGATTATTCATACTGAATACACTTACGATAGAGTTAATCGAGGAAAAGTAATACAATTATTAGATATGCAGTTTTTGTATCAGATGAAAGATGGTTCAATAAGGCATTGTATGTTTGATGAAGACTGGAGATTTGTAACAGATGGCAAAACCAAAAAAGAAATTAACTAAAATGCAAGAGGTCTTTGTGAACTTGATGGTGTATCAAGATCTCAATCAAAGTGAGTGTGCTTTTCGTGCTGGATTTAAAAATCCAGAAGTTATTGCCAGTCGTATGATGAACAATGAAGAATATTCGCATGTCCAAGAGAGGATTAGGGATATGAAAGCTCTGCAAAGGAAGAAGTATGATATTACTTTTGAGAATGTAGCCGGGAAGTTAGCAACAATTAGAGATGCTGCGGCATCAGATGGATCGTATGGACCTGCAGTAAATGCTGAGATAGCCAGAGCAAAATTAGGCGGACTCATGGTTGATCGCAAGGAAGTGCGGTTTGGTAAGATTGACTCTATGAGTAGAGAAGAACTGGAAAATAGATTGAATCAACTCATAGAAGAAAATCAAATCAAATCAATAGATGGAGAAGTTAGAGTAATAGAGGACGAAGATGATAGTACAGAAGATAAAAGATTATCTGGAAGAAAGTAATTCTCAAGGAATACTTATTGATCCAGAACAATTATTAGAATTAATTGGTGAATGGGAAACTGAAGAAGATTAGTCTCCTAATTCTCCACCTTCTGCGAGTTGTACTATTCTTTTAGATCTAGCTACTGGATCAGATATTAAAAGCATTGATATCAATTTATCGTTTTCGTAGCCACAAATTGCGTTGTTTTCTATTTTAAATTTAATCATCATTTAAATTATCCTCGTGTGTTGCGATCAATTTATTTAAATACCATCTTGCTTTGCGCAAATCATCTAGCATTTTTCCTTTGTATTCATGACGCCAGACATATTTCATAACATTACCTTTGAGATAACCTTGAAATTGTCTAGTGGTCATTGAAGCTTGAATGGCCTCAATACATTCAATATCCCCGGTGTTGTAGTGTGATGGGTTGTTTATTAAATCTATTGCGTTTGTTTTTTTATTCGCCATTGTTTACATTCCTACTTGTTTTCATATAACAAGCTCGGCAAAATCCTTTTGGATATTCATGTGGCCTAGTCATCTCGCCATTTACCCAAAGACCTTCTTCTTCCGGGACTTGTGCGTTGCAACTATCACAATAGTATTCAACAGCTTGAACGCCTTTCTTCCAAATAATTACTTCCATTAGTATTTTTCTCCAAAGATTATATTAAATTCTTCATCTGTAAGATCCAAACGAAGTTTAATAATATCCCAGGCGTTGTCAATTTGTGCGTCCTCTTCGGTATATGGCTTTGCTCGATTGTCAAATAGTTTTTTCTCGATCACATTTACAGCTTCAACTGGCGTCATTTTATTTTTCATGTTCCCTCACAAATTCTAAAAGTTCTTGTAGTTTGTCTAAAAGATAATCTTCATAATCAGACTCATCTGCGAGTCTTTGCGACAATTCAATAACTAATTCGCTATATTTCATGCGTCCTCCTAAATTCTTCTATATCCTCTGGTAGATCAACAGAACAAATTTCTCCACCAAGCCAATCTGTTGATTCCCAATCTTCATCAAAACAAGACTTACCAGCAATCTCCTCTGCTTTTTCATAGGTATCAGCTTCTACTTCTATTTGTAAACATTCAGTAGCTATCATTTCAAATTTATATTTCTTCATGCTTCCTCCTCTTGTAAAAAAATATCTTGGTTATCTGATTGAATGCTTTGGTATTTATCTGGATTTTCTTGCATATCCTCTTGAGTCCATTTTTCTGCTAAATCCCACGCTAGATTCTCTTGATCTAAAAAGCTAACAAATTTTTCAACTGTTATCTCATCAATAATAGTTCTCTCGCTACTATCAATAACATCATTTATTATTTGTTCGTCTTCAACTATCGACCATTGCGAATTGTCAGCAGTTTCATTTTTAAATAATGGTGCTGTCCACAATTGATAAAAATAGCCATCAATAGTTTCCATAATATAAGCATTGCCTTCATACTTAGGAACAGTATAAATTTCTAATTGGTTATCGTTTTTCATTATTTATTCTCCATTATTTTATAGCCATCTTCTTTTTGAAATTCATAAGTAGTACTGCCTTCAACCAAGCCATCACATTCTTGACAGATTTGTTCCATATCAATACCACTTTCCCTTTGCACAAACTCCCAACCTTCCTTGCAGTTAGTACAACTTCCAAGCACTTCAAAGACTTGATCTTCTAATTTAACTTTCATACCTTTTTTATATTTCATTTCAACACCTACAAAATTTAATTATTTCTTGGTCTATCTTGGGCGATAGTTCGTTTAATATGTTGATACCGCCTTGATACCTAGTAAAAAATTCACACGACCAACCGTCAGATTTAAAAGAATAATCATCAGATGGTTTGCCAATTGCGTTTTCAATCACGCCTATGACATTTAGTGCGAGTCCTTCATACTCTTGATCTAGATTATTAAAGTCTAATCCGAACATGCACCAATCATTTATGTCCTCTGGGTATTCGTTAACCCATTCATACTGCGGATTAAGTTCATCATCAAGTTTTGGTTCAAATAAATCTGCTTGATTTATCAGCCAGATTAAGTCCTCATGGTCTGTTTTATAGCCAAAGTGAATACACCCCCCTCCACTATGGAAGGGGAATAGCTTTTCATTTTTGCTTAGTAATTGTTTGCTAGTGTCTTTCATTATCCTAACTCCTCGTCCCATTCAAATTCCCAACCAAGTTTAAGACATAACTTTTTATAAGTTTCTCTGCCACTTGTAGTCATTGATTGATAATCCCAACCGAGATCGTCAACCAAATTTGCGATTATTTGGTACTGTTTAACTCCTATCTTTGAGATAAGTTCTTTTCTATTATCTTTCATTAGGCGACCTCCTCAAGTTCGTTTAAATAATCTGCTATGATTTCTTCGCCTATGATATAAGCGTACATATTCACAACTTTTTCTGGTTCAGATAAATCAGTATAAACTTCTCCGAAGTTATCTTGCTCATAATCTTTAATAAAATTAATTACATCAAAAGCCATATCACCTAGCCATTGTTTAGCTTGATAAGTGCCTATAATGTAATAGTCAGTATTAAAAGCGTGATGGTGGATATCATCTTTGTTTTCTTCTATCCATTCAACATCTTGGTCGTTGATAAAATCATCAAAGTATTCTTTGATTTCTTCTTTTTTATAATCCATTGTTATTCTCCTTCTTAGTTAAAATATTCAAAGGGTCGAAAGTAAGAATAAAATTCATAGCCTTTTTAGTATTTTTAATAGACTGTAACTCTTTGAGTTTCTTTTCATTTATTTTCATTGTTTTTCTCCTTGAAAATGGTTAATTAATATAAGAATTATTACATATTTTTACAATATGTGCATGACTATTTACATAAAATGACATATATATTTTAGATAATAAAAGTTAATAAACTTTTTCGCATTCAATTGATATAGATTAATAAACACGATTTCGACCCCCTCGCACACATAATCAAAATGTTTTCAGTTTGATCTAGTGCGATCTGCGGTTTATGAAATAAAAAAAAATCCGATCTGCGATTTCCAGATCCGAAAATTTCGCCAGATCAATTTGCGATTTGCGATTTATGTATATAAAAAAAAAGAAACCCCAAGATCCGAAGATCTTGAGGCACCATTAGGAGAACAAATTTGTCGAGAGAGTTCGACAAGTGCGAGTTTAACATTATAAATGTGCGAATTGCTACTATTTAAATCTTCCGGGAGAGTTCCCGGGCCTGCGTTTTTTCATCTGGCTACAAAAAAAAGAAGGCCCACTAGAAAAACTAGTGGACCTAGGGGGGATGTGCGACCAAGTTTGTATTAGGGAGAGCTTGGTCGCACGGTTTTGGAAATCAGCCATTCTTCCAAGACAACTCTTTGAAGTCGTAGCCACCTAAAACATCAGAAACCAAGAAGCCCCATTCCATGTGGTACAAAGTACCATCATGGTCATCATCGAATTCGCCATATTTCTCTTGGTCTGACCAATAGCCACCATAGACACCGCCATCCAATTCTTTTTTATCTAAGAAGAATGAATAGTCCATGAACCCGGAACTATTGATGTGAGCGTACATTTCAAAGGTTCCTTCTGCGAGTTCCAGTTTGAAACTGTAAGGACTTGCGTCCTCCTCTGTTCTGTCTAAGTACGCGTCATCCATAGTTCTCATTTGTACTCCCCTGATCTTTCAAATTTATCTTCGCCGACTTGAATAACAAAGCCGACCTCTAATGCTTTCTCTAGTAGTTGGTCCTGGTCTAGTTCAAAACAAAAACTAGGTGCTTGTTCCAACCATAAAGATTTTTTTGTATATATCATAATTCCTCCTAATG